ACATATACCCGGAAGAGACGATTGATTTCGACAAGAACCCCGAGTGGCAGCAGATAGAAGTCTGGAGATGTTTCGTCAATCTGGACGGCAAGGATATGTTCTTCCTGACCCTGACCGACCAGCACATGCTGACCGAACCCGAGGACGCCGAGGAGAAGTTCCCCTGCCGGGGCCGCCCGTATGTGATGGGCGGGATCATACCCGATCCGCAGACGGTGTATTGGCCTTCGTTCTTGGAAACCGTAGACGGCCTTCAGAGAGAACTCAACGCCATCAGGAATCAGCGACGCGACAACGTGACCCTCGCCCTGAACAAAAAGATTCTTGTGAGATCGAACTGCGGGATCGACTTGGGATCGCTCCTGTATTCACGCCCCGGTGCGCCGATCGTAGGGAACGATATCGGCGAGATGGCTGTCAGGGAGCTCGTTTACACGGATGTAACGAGCTCCTCCTACAAAGAGCAGCAGATGAACGAGCAGGCTTTCGAGGAGACGACCGGGATCACCCCGTACAACATGGGGACGCAGCGACCCGGCATGAACCAGACCGCAACAGGCACAAGCGTCCTGACCGAATCCGCCAACACCGGGATCGTTATGGACATGAGCTTCATCAACGAGACGTTCATGATACCCGTTCTGGAGATGGCGACGCAGTTCGTCCAGGCGTATGAGAACGAGGCGACGCTCCGCCATGTGGCCGACCAGGAAGGCATCGACTTCGACACGATCTGGACGAGGGACGCCATCGAGGCCAAGTATGACGTAGAGGTTCAGGCGGGGGTGGGCTCGACCAACCGCGAGATGAAGTTCAGGAACCTCGGCATGCTGATCGACCGGGCGATGGCCCTCAACACGCAGTACGGCGCGCCCGTCATGAACATCATCGAGATGGTGAAGGACGCCCTGCCCCTCTCGGGACACATGAACCCCGACAAGTACATCAACCAGCAAGTGATCGACGCGATAATGGCGAAGTTCGGACAGGTGACACAGACATCCTTGCAGAATCCGGCCTTGATGCCTCCGAACCTCATGAACCCAGCGAACAGCGGTGGAGCGGGGATACCCTCGGTAATGCCAGCCCAAGGAGGCCCAGGTGGATCAGGACAGGAGAGTGGTCAGGGATTCGGCGGAGACAGCCAAATCTATCGGTCAGGAAGTCGATGAAGACCTCAACGAACTGAAAAAACTGATCGAGGACGCAGAACACCTCGAAGACTGCGTTAATTGCAGGAAATGTGTAGCGGTTTTGGACGCCCTGCGAAAAATATCTATTGACGCCCGAAATGAATTGGTTCAAGTAGATCCTCAGAGACTAACTGAGGTACTGAGATTGCAACAGACAGCGAAAATATTCGACTCAGTGGAACTTGTCATCAGGAACACCATCAACCGTGGGCAGCTCGCCCTCGACCAACTATCACCCCAGGAGGAATAAATGCCACCCAAAGAGGAAGGAACTCAGCACCCGATTGAATCGGCCCTGAACAATCCCGAGAACGACAAGGCCCGTGCAGACGCAACGGACAACATCCAATCCGGGGACGAAACCTACAAAGCCTCGGATAGAGACGCACTCCTCGCCCGCTACAAGAAGTATGAAAGAAAAGAGTTGAAAGACCTCGGCGTTGATCCCGACGAAATGGACAAGGCTCTCGACGAATTGGGCAAAGACGAAGAAGAGGAGGAACATGAACTCGAAGGAGAACAGACCCAGGACGAAACTGAGGAATCTGAGGGGGGCGATAAGGAACCTGCCGAAGAGAAAGTGGATGTTGCAGAAGAGGAAGGAGATGAACCCGAACCCGATGCAGAAGAAGCAGCTCCCCTTGATATTGACAAGATCCTCAGTGTTAAAGTTCCAATCAAAGTTGATGGAGTCGAAGGGGAAGCAACCGTTGAAGACCTCCGAAAATCCTATCAGCTCCAAGGGCATCTGACCCGCCAGCTTCAGGAAGTAGCCAAGACCAGGAACGATATCCAGATATACGCGCAACAGGTTCAGGCCGCAAAGACCCAGATGGAGAACGAGTTCAAGGAATACGAGGAGCAACTCTTCTCCCCCGAGGAAATCAAGGTCAGGCAGCGCGATCGCGAGCGGGTCGCCCAGGAACAGCGCAACGCATACAGCAACCAATTCCTGCAATGCAGGACGCTCCTATATCAGCGACACCCGGACGCGGATCAGATTGATTACGATCCTGAGTTCGTAGAGTTTCGACAGAAGGAAGCTCCTCTTGTCAACGAGCAAATGCTTTCTGCGTATGGCCCTGGAGTGTTCTTCCCTGCCATTGATCTTCTTCTGACAACATTCAAGAAGATCAAAACGCTGGAGAACGAACTCAAGGGAGCGAAGACGGCAAAAGACTCGCTGAAAACAGAGAGAGTGAAGGAACTAAAGGCAAGAGAGGCGCAACAGCGAGAACAGAAAAAGAAGACATCAGCCGATGTCAAACCGTCCACCTCCCGAGTAGAGCCGGTTGGCGACGATTCCTCCAACTCCGACGGAGGTCGGAACTATGTGAGGAAGATGAAAGAGAATCGTTTTCGCTTGCAAGGTTTAACCCCTAAGTCCCCGTAAAGAACGCAGCTTATTCTGTGCGGGGTAGTGCAGCGCAAGGAGAACGGCTATGCAGTGGTTTTATCAATTACCCCGTTCAGGTTATCTTCACGAAGATAAGCTGTCCGAGAAACTCAGATACTATCTCACCCCGGAGCTGAAGTTCCGTCAGTTCTGCGACCTCAAGGAGGCTTTCGGCAAGGGACAGGGAGATACTGTCGATTACCGGATTGTCACCAACCTCTCTCACGGTGCAGCCGTCATGGGTCTTGCCGAGCACCTGCTCATGCCCGAAGACGACTACTATGTGAAGACCGCTCAGCTCTGCTTGAAAGAGTATGGCAACAGCGTACCTTTCACCGGCAAGGCCAAGGTGCTCTCAAAATGGGATGTCGAGGACATCATCCGCAAGCTGCTCGCGCGTGATGCCGCAAACACCATCGACTCCGTTTGCGAGATGGAGTTTGACCAGACCCTCATCAGGTATGTCGGCGTAACAGCGATTCACGGCCATTGGTTCTACAATGGCTATGCCGGTATCCAGAACGGTCACGGGCTCCACGGCTATCATGTCAAAGAGATCATCGACAACATGAGGGAAAGGGATGTCCCGACGTATGACAGCAACGACTATGTGTGCCTCGGCACAACCTTCGCTCTCCGCCACCTCAAGGACGAGCTGGAACCCTACAACTACTACACCCAGGATGGGCGCAAACCCATTCTCAACGGCGAGGTAGGCCGGTACTACGGGTGCAGGTTTGTAGAGACCAATCACGGCATGAGCGCGGCAGCGTTCACCCAGGGTCTCTCCTCAGAGGCGTACTTCTTCGGTTCCGATACCGTGATGGAGGCCATTGCGGTTCCCGAAGAGGTAAGGGTAAAAGAGACAACTGACTACCGCAGGCGTCAGGGACTCGCATGGTACATGATCGCAGGCTGGAAACTTCAGTGGGGCGATCGCCGGGAGGCCAATGCAGATTGGCATCAGTCCAGAATCATAAAGTGGGATTCGGGAACCGGCTCCAACAGCTCGTCTGCCTCCACCTACTCACGGTCTTACAACTCGTATCATTCCGAGTCAGAGTCCGTCGGGTGGTGCATCTCTCAGGGCTAACCTGATACAAACGGGAGGGGGACAACTTAGTCCCCCCCCCCTTCTTTGCGAGGTGAGACATGGTAGATACAGGCAGACGATCACTTGAGAGGATTTGGCAGTATTACCGGGAAGGATATACCCTTGCCAACGCCATTTCCGCAGCCGCATTGACCACGGAAGCACTCGCTCGGGCGCAGGAGCAATGGTTAAGATACTGCACCGATAAATTTACCGACGGGATCTAGCCGATGACCTATGCCCAACTGATAACGGATATCGGGAAATGGATGAACCGCACACGCGGGGAACTCGACACGATAGCCGCGCAGCAGATCATCGAGAGCCAGTACGAACTTGAGAAAAAGTTCCCCCTGTGGTTCCTGACCGACGAGTTTTTCTCCACGATCCTCGCGGGGAGAAGCTCGATCCTTCTCCCGAACTTCACGATCAGGGTGATAGACGCCTCGATGGAAGACTCGCAGGGGGTCAGATATCCCTTTCACTTCACAACCCTTTCCGAGCTAAGGGAGAACTATCCCTTCAGCATGGCCCTGACCCCGGAGACGGGAATGCCTGCAATGGGAGCAGTCGTCGGTCATGTCGTGGAGTTCGGCCCGCAGGCGGACGACACCTACACCATGCGGTACAGGCTGTGGCATCATCTTGACCCGCTCGATCTTGTAGTCAATACGAGCAACGAATGGACTACCCTGTACCTCGCCACGCTGCGGTATCACGTCCTCTGCGCTCTCTCGGCGTACATCAAGGACGACCCGCGTATCTCCGTGTGGGAGCAACGATTGTCCGAGTGCCTGTCTGATCTGGAGTCCGAGGTGATGAGGATGAATACGCCAAACATCTCGACCCTGACCGCAGAATCGGAGGACATCTATTGAGCAACCCCGTTGACTTCAGCGTAAAGCCTTTCGCCCGTGGCGTCATGAAAGACATACCTTCTCAGTTCATGCCTATGGGCGGGCTCACGCACGGGCTTGGGGTTCGCATAGACGACGCCTACATCGAGAGGAGGAAGGGATTCCGCCGGGTTAGCGACTGCGAATGGGACAACTATATCCTCGGCATCGTCCAATATGTCGATCCGTATCAGATCCCCCACGTCTTCTTCGGGGATCGCTATTATCTTTACCACATAGGCTACACCGACATGCGGTATTGGGACGACGCTTATCCCTGGTGGGATGTCCCCGGCCATATTTGGGACTGCATGGAAGGCGGGATCTATTACGAGTTGTCCCCCTGGGGTGCGACCCAGGTTTGCCCTACACCGAGCAGTGTTTCTTCTTCTTCGTCAGCCTCCTCGATATCGAGCAGCTCAAGTTCGAAGTATTCGTCATCCTCAAGCAGTTCCTCCATGTCCTGCACCCTTGACGTCTACCCTTTTACGGGCCGGGATCACATGGATTCGTTCGGGGAGACCTCGACCTGGATCTTCACCAACTTTGCGGGGAACATCATCGCCACGAATTACGACGATCCTATCGTCCTGATCCGGGGATATGCCTACGATAGATACGAGACGCTGAACTGTATGGGCCTCCATGCAAGAATTGTAGACAATTTCCAGAATCACCTTATGGCCCTGAACACAGTGGACGAAATCGACGGCATGGTGGTCAACCGGATCTGGTGGAGCGGCCTCGACGACGCCGAAGATTGGGACTACGCGAACCTCGCGAGCGAAAGCGGGTTCGTAGACCTGGAGCCCTCCTCCACGCCTATCACCGGCGGGGCCAAGCTCAGGGACTCCTACATCGTCTACCAGGGTAACATGATCCACCAGCTCAACTACGTCGGCGGGACGAACATCTTCTCCCGGCAGGTAATCAACAACGAGATCGGCTGTCTCACAAAGGGGCTGCTCTGCGGGGACGGGGACAAGCACTTCTTCTTCGCACAGAACGACATCTGGATGTTCGACGGGTACAACTTCAAGCCCATCGGGATCAATAATAACGAGTACATATACAAGGGGTTGAACAAGGCGCAGATGTCCAGGGCGTTCTCCTTCATCGACACGAACACGAACGAGGCCCACTTCTTCATCCCCTGGTACTCGGACATCCCGAACCTGGACTGCATATA